TCTGTCCTGTGGTGCTAAAGTATGGATAGAAACAGATGCAGAGGTTATAGTAATTCCTGATTTCGCTGATGTGAAAGAGGGATAAATGTGGTTTGTTGAGGGTTGCCCTAGTTCTTCCACTAAAAAAAAGAACTAAATTGCGAGTAATGTTTTTGGTAGTTTTTAAACTCTAAAAGAAAAAACTACCACATAAAAAAGGAGAATACAATGAAGCTACGACAACAACAAGTAAGTAAAATAGATCAGTTGTTTGATGAGTTAGAAGAAAAGATAGAGCAAATGGAACAACAAGATTATATGTCATTTGATTTAGGAAAGGATCTGCAAGCGATTTCATTTATGCTTGATAAATTAAGAGAGGAGATAGAAAAGAAATGAGAATGGTATGGTTATTAATAAGTGGTATATGTGGGTGGTCTGGATTTAATATTATTATTAATACAGAGAGTGATGCCGGCATTGTGTTTGGTGCTATTGGTCTACTACTTGGAGCATGTATGTTATATTTAGGAGTAAAAGATGACACAACAAACTAAACATCTAACACCACGAGAGCATTGGGAACTACATCAAAGTCTATGGAATATGCTAGGTTGTGATATGCAAGTATATAAACAAGATTCTGATAGGATAATATATATTGACAAGAATAGTAAATGGGCATATAAGTATGAGAATGGAGTTATAGATAGAAAATTACAAACTAATCCAGATAGGAAGTATTTATGAGTAAAATATATATTAGAAAAGTTTATGAAAATAACAAACATACTATTTCTTTTGGAACAGATGATGATGTTAAAGATTGGAAAGAGCAAGAAAAGGAATGGATAGAACAAGATTTTTCTGTGGCTGACGATAGTATAAAATTACTTTGTGAACTTAAAAACAATAATTTAGATGTGGTATTGCAAAAAATTAATGAGGAGATTAGAGATGCCAACAAGTGCTAAAAAGAAACCTACTTGGGCATGGATATATGGAGATGAGTTCCCAGAGTTATGGGAACACTTTGGCTTTCCATATCCAGACCCAGACGATAGGATGAAAGTAAAGTTTGTTAAGTATGAATCATTTGTTCATTTTAAAGATGGAGTAGGGGGAACATATGAATAAGGAGATGCAACGTGGCTAAACAAAAGAAAAGATATTACGAAGTAAGAGGACAAGTTGTGAGACACTACAAAAGATTTGTAGAGTATCCAGACAATGTAGATGAAGACGAAGTACGTAGACGTATGGAATCATTACGAGACCCAGAACGAACATTTGATTTTGTCCATGAAGAATTTTATATTGGTGATATAGTGGAGATGGACAAGTATGATTACGGAGATGAACTAGGAATAGAAATGGAGAATGACGATGTGGAAGATAATAGAGAGTAAATTATCTAATGGTAAGATAGAGTACCAAGTATCTAATGGAGATGTAGGTAAAAGAACAATGTCTTACGATACTTTTAATAAACAAGAAGCAGTAAAAATATTACATGAGGAGAATGAAGATGAGAAAAGCGACTGATAAAGAAAAGTATGAAGAACTATGTGAAGCATTGGTAGGAGCAGATGCTACTTCAAGATATACTTTCAAAGAAATACTAGCATATGCTTACACTTTAAAAAATATTGAGGAGAGATATTATGAAAAGAAAAACTAAACCAAAACTAAAGGTGGTTAATTTAAAAGATAAACGACCACTTGGAGATGAAGAACAAATAGAATTAGTAACAGATAAAATGTTTGATATGTTTGATGAGATACAAGACAAAGTAACTATACCTAATACTATTATTGCAGTACAGTTATTAGTTACGGATCTTGCATTTGATACTGCACCAAACAATACAGTAGCATCAAGTATGTTATTAGATATTATCAACCATAGATTAAGAAAAGAAGTAGAGAAGGAGAATTTTAATGAGTAAAAAATATACATATATGATAGAAGAATGGTCTAGTGATACTAGATTTTATAAAATAGAATCAGATGAAAAACTTACTGAAGAAGAAGTAAGAGATTCAGTTAGAGAAGTAGGTATACCTGTAAAAGCAGGTGAAGAAATAAAAATAGATGAATTACCTAGTGGCAAAGAGGTAGATATTATAGGTGTATATGAAGGTACTGAATATGGAGAAGATTCACAAATGGATATTGTAGAGGGAGATGTAGCATATGATTAAATATATTATATACACACAACACTCCTGTGAGTTTTGTAATAAAGCAAAAGATTTATTACGAGATGCCGGAGAACATTTTGAGGAGAGATTATTAAACACACCTGAAAAGTTAAAAAGATTTAAAGATGCCGGCCATACGACTGTGCCACAGATCTTTCTACATATAGGTGGGTACAATGAGTTGGAAGAATTTTTCTTTACTGAAGAAAAAGTAGATTTTGATGCATCATTAGAATTGCTTGACAAAATATCTGTGGTTAAAGAAACAAAGAAGCCGGCGAAGATATTGCCTTTTAAGATAGGTGCTATATCAGGAGAACCAGATGAGTAAAAAAATTAAATGTCAAAGATGTAAAATAAATAAAGCATACCCAGAAGATATGGAGAATAGAGCATGTAATCTTTTATTATGTGATGACTGCTATACAGAAATAAGATATTTATTGGCAGACTATTTAGGTATACATATACAGGAGATTAAGATATGATTAGTTGCACCTATTAATTATATGTGCTATAATAGATGTAGGAATATTATGAATAGAATAAAACCAATATCAAGAATACCAAATCCTGTGGCAAAAAAATTACTTGACACAAGATATAGACAGAGAATTGTCAAAAATAAAAAGAGGTATGATAGAAAGAGAGAACAAAATGTTTATGATCGCACAGTATAAATTTAAGTCAGACAGGTGGGTAAGAAATTGTAAGTGGACTTCTACCTTTCCGGTTGACCAGTTAGTAGACGAATATAATATGCCACTAAAATTTAAAACTAAAAAAGAAGCATATGATACTTTAGAGGAGTGGGGAGTTGATATAAATTTTGCAGAGCAACAAGGTGTAAAGGTTGTGAGTTTACAATGATTTATGTAAATGTTTATCAAACACATATCCTTTATGCTTTTATTGGTGGTATTATTATAGGAATGTTATTAATTTTAATAGCATATATATTATCAAAAAGATAGGAGAAAAAAATGTATGATCCAGTAGTAATAACTTTGTTAGAAAAGAATGTAAAAGAATTACAAGGACAGCTTGTTAATGCACATAAAAGAATTAAAGTATTAACAGATGAAAATTATGAATTAAGAAGAAAAATTAATATAGAGAGTAATTCTGGATATGGACTCACCGAAGGAGATGTTTGGAAAGGAGATTCAGAAAACCCAGATGCTACTCACATAAAGAAAGATTTTAAAACCGGTGGATAGAGGAAGAGAAAGAAGATTAAGAGTTACAGGTAGGTGGTTTCAAAAACCAAAGAAGATTAAATATTTATGGACAAATAATATCTTTCCGGCCTTACTATTTGTAAGTTTATTTTTTTTATTGTATAATTATTAGGAGAATTACAATGGCAGTAGATACAAAATGTTATAAAATTTTAGGTAAGAAACAAGTAGATTATTCAACACTTGTAGAAGTTCCAAAAGATTGGAGCATGGAACAGGTAAAAGAATATGTCTGGGGTAATATGATTGACACTTGGACAGAAGAAGATACTGGTCTTGAAACTATAGAATTATCAGATGAAGATCCAGAGTTAATAGAAGATGATAAAGAGGCAGAGGAGATGTCTTATTCTATTAATATGTTTCTTTATAATGAGGATGAATGTGATGACTAATTTGTGGGAGAGAGACGAAAAGAAATTGTATAGAAAATTATTCAAAGAATATAAGAGAGAAGGTTTGTCTAACGAAGAAGCTAGACTATATGCTAAACAAGACTGTAAGAATAGTATTGGTTATGATATAGATTATGCTGAAAGACTTTTTAATATTAGTTTAAAAGATTCTTCTTGACATTATGAAAAAGTTTTCTATAATATATAAATATATATATATAATATATAATATAATTAATAATTATTTATTAAAATATATAATAAATATATTTATATTATTATTATCATTATGGGTATTATATGTATTTATAATGATGTTTTATTATACATTTAAATAAATAAGAAAGGAATATAAATATGTGGTTAGAGATATTATTAATATATACAGTTATATATACTATAATAGGTTTAAATAATGCAGGTATTTTATAATGCAAAGTGCTAAATGGGTAAGCAGAGGGAGATGTCCTTGTGGAGAATCAAGTAAAGGATATAATATTCATGCAGATGGATATGCTTTCTGCTTTTCCTGTAACAAAAGATTTAATAATGTAGGAGAGGCAAAAATGGAGAATGGTTTACAAAGAACTAGCAAGGTGGTAGAGATGCCGGATAAAGTTTCTAGCACTGGAGAGTATGGAAATATAACTGATAGAAAAATATCAGAACAAACTGCTAGAAAGTATCGAACAAAGATAAGAAGTAATGGTTCAATTATATCACATCATTACTACGAGTATTACAATGCAGAAGGTAGTCATGTTGCTACGAAGGTTCGTCAAGTAGAAGGTAAAAGAATATGGTCTCAAGGAGATATGGGAGATGCTTTACTCTTTGGTCAGAATTTATTTAAGTCCGGTGGTAAATATATTACTATCGTTGAAGGAGAGATAGATGCTATGTCTACCTACGAAATGTTAGGAAGTAAGTGGGCAGTGGTATCAATAAAGAATGGAGTTCAGAGTGCTGTACAGAATTGCAAACAGCATTTGGAATATCTAAATAGTTTTGAGAATGTGGTGGTTTGTTTTGACAGTGACAGGCCTGGCATTGAGGCCTCACAAAAAGTAGCACAGTTATTTGAGCCTAACAAATGTAAGATTGTTAGACTAGAACATAAAGATCCTAATGAATATCAGAAGATGGGTAAGGCAAAAGATTTTGTGCAAAATTGGTGGAGTGCAGAATCATATACACCGGCAGGCATTATGAACTTATCCAAGTTAGGAGATTCTCTTTACGAAGAGGAGTATTGTGAGACGATACCATATCCTTGGAGTGATATGAATGAAAAGACTTATGGTATGAGGACAGGTGAGTTAGTTACATTTACAAGTGGTGCAGGCATGGGTAAGTCTTCTATTATGCGTGAGTTAATGCATCATATTTTAAAAAATTCTAACGACAACATAGGAATATTAGCACTAGAAGAGAGTACAAAGAATACTGCTTTTAATATTATGTCAGTAGAGGCAAACCAAAGACTGTACATTAAAGAAATTAGAAATCAATTTTCCAGAGAGCAGTTAAACATATGGCAAAAAGATACCATAGGATCTGGTAGGTTCTTTGCCTTTGACCACTTTGGTTCTATTGGTAATGATGAAATACTTTCAAGAATTAGATATATGGCAAAGTCTTTGGATTGTAAATGGATATTCCTTGACCATCTTTCTATTCTTGTGAGTGGTCAAGATGATGGAGACGAGAGAAAATCTATTGATGTATTGATGACGAAGTTGCGTTCATTGGTAGAGGAGACTGGAGTAGGACTTCTTTTAGTATCACATCTCCGTAGACCGACAGGAGATCTAGGACACGAGAATGGTAAGGAAGTTACTCTCTCACATTTAAGAGGGAGTGCCAGCATTGCACATTTATCTGATAGTGTGATAGCATTAGAAAGAAATCAGCAGTCAGATGATGAGGTCATAGCATGCACTACAACGATTCGTATATTAAAGAACAGATATACCGGAGAGACTGGAGTAAGTTCTTACTTGCATTATGATAAAAAATCTGGTAGAATGACACAAATAAACAATCCTTATGAAGAACAAGCAGGAGATAAAAATGAAGGAGTACCTTTCTAATGAAGTGTTATAACTGTGGAACAGAATTAATATGGGGTGGTGACCATGATATGGAAGAGCATGATGAACATTTAATTGTTACAAATTTATCTTGTCCTAAATGTGATGCTTTTCATTTAGTATATTGGGGTAAAAGAGAAGAAGAAGATAAACCAAGTTGGGAAGAAGGATACAAAGAATGGTTAGATAAAAAAGAAGATGAACCAGAGATGTGGAAGCACTTCTGTGAAGTAGAATGTAGTGATATGATGATAGGAAAAGGAGAAGCTTGTAGTTGGTGTGGAGAGGAAGAGAATGCAAGTCGTTCTTGATATTGAAACAGATGGGTTTAATCCTAGTAAAATTCATTGTATCGTAGCAAAGAATATAGATACAAATTTAGTTACAGTATTTGATCCGGATCATTTGTATAGTTTTAATTCATGGTCTAAAAATGTAGACAAATTTATTATGCATAATGGTTTATCTTTTGATGCACCAATATTAAATAGATTGCTTGGTGCTACTATAAAACCAGATAGAATTATTGATACTCTAATTTTATCACAATTATTTAATCCTTTACGAGATAAAGGTCATAGTCTTAAAGCATGGGGTGAGAAATTAAATATGTTAAAAGGTGGAGAAGGAGTAAACTTTTTAGTATATAATCAAGCAATGTTAGACTATTGTAAACAAGATGTAGAAATAACGCATGCTGTTTACAAAGAATTAATAAATGAATCAAAAGGATTTTCAAAAGAGTCTGTGGATTTAGAACATAAAGTTAGATTAATTTTAAATCAACAGGAGAACAATGGTTTTGCATTTAACATGCGAAAAGCACAAGAGTTGCGAGCTAAACTTCGAGATGACCTGCATGATTTAGAGCAGTGGTCTTTAGAAGAATTTGAACCAACGATTGTGGAGATGAAGACTAAAACAAAAGAGATACCTTTTAATATTGGTTCGAGACAACAGATAGCTGATAGATTAATTAAGCGAGGTTGGAAACCTAGTCAGTATACAGACAAAGATAATATTATTATGAACGAATCTGTATTAAAAACTATTAAAGAACCATCATTAAAAATTATCGCTGAAAGATTTGCCAAGTATTTTCTATTGCAGAAACGAGTTGTTATGATTGAAGCTTGGATAGATGCTTGTCAAGAAGATGAGAGAGTGCATGGAAGAGTAATGACATTACGAACAGTTACTGGTCGCATGGCACATAACTCACCTAACATGGCACAAGTTCCTGCCACTTATTCACCATATGGTAAAGACTGTAGAAATCTTTGGACTGTATCAGACCCAGTGCGATATAAATTAGTGGGTACAGATGCTAGTGGTTTAGAGTTGCGTTGTCTTGCACATTATCTCAAAGATACTACCTATACAGATGAGATATTGAATGGAGATATACATACAAAGAATATGGAATTAGCTGGCATAAAAGATAGAGATCAAGCAAAGACATTTATTTATGCTTTCCTATATGGAGCAGGGCCAGATAAGATAGGTAAGATTGTTGGAGCAGGAAAGGAACAAGGAAAGATATTAATTAAAAGATTCTTGTCAAACCTTCCTGCTCTTAAAAGATTAAGAGAACAAGTTGAAGATGCCGGAAAGAGAGGAAGAATAAAAGCTATTGATGGGAGATACTTGAAAGTTAGGAGTGTACATTCTGCTTTGAATACTTTGCTTCAAGGTGCTGGTGCTATTATTTGTAAGCAATGGTTAGTACATATTATGTCGAGAGTTTATCAAAAGAATTTAGGTGTAAAGTTGGTTGCGTCTGTTCATGATGAATATCAATTTGAAGTTTTAAATAAAGATGTAGGAGATTTTTGTGCTATAACAAAGATAGCTATGAAAGAAACAGAACAGACATTGAAGTTAAGATGTCCTTTAGATAATGATTACAAGGTAGGAACGACATGGACAGAGACACACTAGAACAGTTAAACCTGTTTGATGATTTTGAAAAAGAAATTTTTAAAGATGCTGATAAAAAAACTTGTATTAGTTGTAAGAAATCTTTACCATTTACTTTTTTTTCTATTAAGACTGCGTTAGTAAATAACAAAGGAGTGTTATCAGAGAAGTGTAGGACTTGTGAAAATAAAGAATCAAGAGAACAATCAAAAAGAGTTAAGGTTCAAACACCACCTGATGAAAATCATGTCTGTTATATTTGTAATAAAACAGGTAAGGAGTTATTAGAAAGATCAAAAGCAAAAGTAGTTGTTTATAAAGATACCTATGAACGAGTACCAAACTTTCGTAAAAAAAGTATATGGGTTTTAGATCATGACCATAAGACAGGTAAAGCTAGAGGTTGGATATGCGATCCATGTAATGTATCTCTAGGAAATTTTCAAGACAATCCTGAAGTATGTAAGCGAGCAAGTAAATGGTTAGAAGAAAGATAAAAAAAGTGTTGACAATGATAGTTAAACCATGCTATAATATAATTTTAACAATTAAAAAAAGGAGTACACATGAGTGTAATTAGTGGTAAAGCTTATTGGGCAAGCGTGACCAGCCCAAACACAACCTTTGATGCAGATGGTACATGGAGTATTGATGTATGTAATTTGGATGAAGCAAACAAGGCTATTGCAGAAAAAGATGGTCTTACTATAAAGAACAAAGGTGATGACAGAGGAGACTTTGTTAATATTAAAAGACATGTTAAAAGAAAAGATGGTAACATGAATAAAGCACCTGAAGTTCTTGATGCACAGAAAAGAACTATGATAGATACCTTAATTGGTAATGGTTCTGCTGTCAATGTGTTATACACGACTTATGAATGGAAGTTCAAAGGTCGTTCTGGAGTATCTGCTGACCTTAAAAAAGTACAGGTAGTAGAATTAATTCCTTATCAGGGAGATGCAGATGATGCATTTGATGTTATTCCTGATGGGTATTCTTCAGATGAAAAAATTCCTTTTGCCTCTTAATTAAAAGGATAGTGGGAGTTCCGGCTAAAATCTCCATTCGGTAATCAGCGAGATCTCCCACGTTTTATCATGAAAAAAATAGATACTATAGTAGAAGATATATATAATCTTTTTAGTGAAAAAAATAAAGAGCTTACTGAAAAAGAAGTAGATAAATGTATAGATGATTTTGCTAATTCAGTTAAAGGACATGTAAAAGATTTCTTAAAACAGATGCCTCAAGATAAACCTAGATTAAGATTGTCAACCATAGGTAGACCAGACAGGCAGTTGTGGTATGATTTTAAACAACCTGCTACTGAATCTCTCGCACCTAGTACCAGAATTAAATTTCTTTATGGTTATATATTAGAAGAATTTTTAATTATGCTTGCTTCAATTTCTGGACACAAGGTAACTCAACAACAGAAGCAAGTAGAAGTGGAAGGAGTTAAAGGACATCAAGATTGTTTTATTGATGGTACTTTAGTAGATTGTAAGAGTGCATCTGGTAGAGGATTTAATAAGTTTAAATATAATAATTTATCTACTGATGATCCTTTTGGATATTTACCACAGATATCTGCATATGCTGAAGGTAATGGTGTAGAAGAGGCCGGCTTTTTAGTTATTAATAAATCTACAGGAGAACTATGTTATACAAAAGTACATTCATTGGAGATGATAAATGCTAAAAAAAGAGTACAACAAATTAAAAAAGTTATTCAGTCAGATGACAAACCGGAAAGATGTTACGAAGCAATTCCTGATGGAAAGTCTGGTAACTTTAAGCTCGATCTTCCTTGTTTGTATTGCAATCATAAGCATGCTTGTTGGAGTGATGTTAATGATGGTAAAGGACTTCGTGTTTTTCAGTATTCGACTGGCAAAAGATATCTCACAAAGGTTGAAAAAGAACCTAATGTAGATGAATTAAGTATAGACAATGAAAGACGAACCTGATATAATACAAGTTGAAAATGTATTTTATTCTGAACCAGAAAATTCAGAGAAGAGATTATTTTTAGCTGTCATACTGCAAGCACTATTAGATGTTTCAAAAAGTGTACGAAACAAAAGAGATGCAGTAGACCAAGATTCAGCTAGAGCTTGGTTCTTTACAAGTGTTGGTACTACTTGTGATAATTTTGAATCAGTTTGTGATATGGCAGGAGTTAATGTAAACAGAACAAGAACATTTGCATATCAGGTTATGAATGCAAAGAATAAAGGATATTTAAGAAAAAGAATTAGAAATGTATTAAGAGGTGAAAATGGGATTAATGGATGAAGCAATTAAAGATACTATAAAAGATACAAAAGATTTTAAGAAAACAGATTTAAAAAGATTAGCTACAAGAAATAAACAAATAGGTGGTAATCATTATAAAAATTTAAGTATACAACCAGTAGATTATATTGTAGAAAATAACTTAACTTATCTTGAAGGTAATATAATTAAATATATTACAAGACATAGAAGAAAAGGTGATGGAAAAAAAGATATAGAAAAAGTAATACACTATGCTGAAATGATATTGGAGATGGAATATGGGGAATAACTATTTACCAACAGAATATCAGACGTTTATCCATGCGTCTAGATATGCACGTTGGTTACCTAATGAAGGTAGAAGAGAGACATGGATAGAAACAGTTACAAGATTAACTAACTTTTTTCAAATACATTTAGATAAAAATTTAGGTGTTAAATTAGATAGTGAAGTATGGAGAAAAATAGAAGATAGTATTATAGGATTAAGTGTTATGCCTTCTATGAGAGCTTTAATGACAGCAGGTGCTGCATTAGAAAGAGAAAATATAGCAGGATATAACTGTTCTTACATTCCTATTGATAGTCCAAAAGCTTTTGATGAAGTATTATATATACTTATGAATGGTACAGGTGTAGGATTCTCTGTTGAAAGACAGTACATAGATAAGTTACCTACTATACCAGATAGAGAGTTTGAAAATACAGAAGATGTTATATCTGTCGCTGACTCTAAAGAAGGTTGGGCAAGAGCATTTAAAGATCTAATATCTTTTCTTTATACATGTAGAATACCAAAGATAAATATTAATAAAGTAAGATCTGCTGGTGAAAGATTAAAAACATTTGGTGGTAGAGCAAGTGGCCCTCAACCTTTAGTGAATCTTTTTGATTTTACTATTGAAAAATTTAAAGGTTCTAGAGGTAGAAAACTATCTTCTATGGAGTGTCATGATATAGTTTGTAAAACAGGTGAAGTTGTGGTTGTAGGTGGTGTGCGTAGGTCAGCTCTTATATCTCTGTCTAATTTATCAGACCAGAGATTAAGAGTTGCCAAGTCTGGTGCATGGTGGGAGACTAATCCAGAAAGAGCATTAGCTAATAACTCTGTAGCATATACAG